GAGTGTTCCCACCCAACAGGCCCACTGGGTGTTGTACTCTGGTATTACGGTACCTTTGTACGCCTATTTTATTTCCCCCCCCTTTTTGAAACTTAGAAGTTAATAATAAACACGCTCACTAGGTGCACTACATCCAGTAGTGTAATGAGCAAGCACTTCTGTCTYCCCCGGGAGGGATATATGGTACGCTGTGCAAACGGCGGAAATTAATCCTACCGTTAACCGCCCACCTACTCCGAGAAGCCTAGTACCTAATTGGATTTATCAATGGAGTTGCGCTCAGCAGGTGACCCTGACCTGCCAGCTCCGGCTGATGGACCTGGGCTTTCCCCACAGGCGACTGTGGCCCAGGTCGCGTGGCGGCCGGCCCACCCCCCTGGGTGGGACGCCTTGATAATGACAAGGTGGGAAGAGCCTATTGGGCTAGCTGGTTTCCTCCGGCCTCCTGAATGCGGCTAACCTTAACCCCAGAGCATATGGTAGCAACCCAGCTACTAGTATGTCATAATGCGTAAGTCTGGGATGGGACCGACTACTTTGGAGAGTCCGTGTTTCTATTGTTTCTTTAATCAATCTTATGGTGACAATTTATAGTGCCCTGAGTATTGATTGGTTGTTGCTTTTGACAATTATTGAGACATCACATAGACATAATGGGAGCTCAAGTAAGCAGGCAAACGTCTGGTGCGCATGACACCCGGATACGGGCTGAACAGGGCGCAAACATTCATTATACTAATATCAATTATTATAGAGATGCAGCTAGCAATGCAGCAAGCAAAATGGACTATTCCCAGGATCCGGACAAGTTCACGAAACCAGTACTTGATGCTATAACTGAACCATTACCCACGCTGAAGTCCCCTAGTGCTGAGGCATGTGGGTACAGCGACCGAGTTGCACAACTGACAATTGGCAATTCCACTATCACTACTCAGGAAGCCGCCAATGTGGTGGTCGCATATGGACAATGGCCTGAATATTTAGATTCGAAGGATGCAACTGCCGTGGATAAGCCCACACAGCCCGATGTAGCCTCAAATAGATTTTACACTCTTAAGACAGTGTCTTGGGAGAAGAGTTCAACTGGCTGGTATTGGAAATTCTCGGATTGTCTGGCTTCTGTTGGATTATTTGGACAGAATGTACAGTATCATTATTTAGGCCGTTATGGGTTAGCGGTTCATGTGCAATGTAATGCTTCAAAATTTCATCAGGGCACTCTACTGGTCTTAGCAATACCAGAATGGGAGATTGGGGTGTCTAATGCTGATAGGGCATCCTTTAATCTAACAAACCCCGATAAGAACGGGCATACTATGACTGGTCAAGAAGCTTATTGCTTACATAATGGGACTAACATCCATTCTTCACTGGTATTTCCACATCAATTCATCAATCTTAGGACAAACAATTGTGCTACGTTAGTCTTGCCCTATGTGGGAGCAACACCACTGGACACACCGATCAAGCATAATGTTTGGTCATTGGTAGTAATACCGGTGGTCCCGTTGGATTACACCACTGGTGCAACTACACAAGTGCCTATAACAATAACAATGGCTCCAATGGCGTGCGAGTTTAACGGACTGCGCAATGCCATCACCCAAGGGCTGCCAGTACTCAATACACCCGGCTCTGGGCAGTTTGTGACTACAGATAATTTCCAATCACCAAACTTGATTCCAAATTTTGATGTGACACAAGTCTTTAATAGTCCAGGTGAAATTATTAATTTACAGCAGTATGTCCAGATTGAGGGCATTATGGAAATCAATAATGTAGCAAGTGCAAATAATTTGGAGAGAATTCGCATTCCAATATCAGTCCAGAGTGGAATTGATGAGATGTTATTTGCAATCAACTGCAACCCAGGAACAGCCCAGGAGTTTAGACGCACACCCCTGGGAGATGTGTGTAGGTATTATACACAGTGGTCAGGTAGCATACAAATTACATTTACATTTTGTGGTTCATTTATGACAACAGGAAAATTATTAATTTGCTACACCCCTCCGGGTGGTCGAGTACCACAAAATAGAGAGGAGGCAATGCTAGGGACTAATGTGATCTGGGATTTTGGTTTACAATCCAGCGTTACGCTGAACATACCGTGGATAAGTGGAGCCCATTTTAGAAACACTTCTGTTAATGTCGATGGTTTTGATAACACAGGGTATGTATCTGCTTGGTTTCAAACGAACATGGTAGTTCCTCCCGATGCTCCAACGACTGCTTATATATTGGCTTTTACATCAGCCAAGGATGATTTCTCGATGCGCTTGTTGCGGGATACAGCAGAGATTTCGCAAGACGGATTTCTGCAAGGACCAATAGATCAAGCAATAGAAAAAGTAATCACTGATGTAGTGTCTGACACGCGTGAGTCTAGTAGTGACTTTAGCATTGGGGCTGTTCCAGCATTGAATGCGGTGGAAACTGGAGCCACTTCGCAAGCTAGTGTTGAGTCCACCATTGAGACGCGGGCCGTGCAGAATCGTCATCGCACTTCTGAGATGAGCGTGGAAAGCTTTTTGGGCCGCTCTAGTTTAGTAACTCGCTTTACCATTAATAATGGAGGAACAAATAATGCCACGAAGTTTCGTAACTGGAAAATAAACTTAAAGGAAGTGGTGCAGCTGCGGCGTAAATTAGAAATGTTTACTTACGTGCGCTTTGATCTTGAGGTGACTATAGTGGCTGTGAATTTGACTGGAAATGGAGGAGTGCGTTACATGTACCAAGCAATGTACTGCCCCCCAGGTGCCCCCCTCCCCACCAATGCTGATCAATATCTGTGGCAATCCTCGACAAATCCCTCCATAATCGGAGCAGTTGGTGAAGTCCCAGGCAGAGTATCAGTGCCTTTTGTGTCAAATGCTAATATGTATGCCACCTTTTATGATGGATATCCATCCTTTGGAAGCATAAATGGACAGGGAAATGGCTCTGATTACGGTGCATTCATACCAAATGATATGGGTACATTGTGTTTCCGATTACTCAATATCTTTAATAATGGTCCACAAATTCAATTTAGAGTGTTCATGAAACCCAAGCATGTACGAGTATGGTGCCCAAGACCGTGTCGTACCTTACAATATGTCAAGCTGGGAACACCCAGATATTCAAACCAGGACACACACCTAAACAAGATGACTACTGATAGGGCGAACATAAAGACTGTTACCAATTATATCATGTCTGGCAGCACGCGGACAGTTGAATCAGAAGTAGCTGTGGTCGAGGATTCACTTAAGCAATATGGTCCAGCAACTGGGGGTGTAGTGGTTGGGCAGTATAAGATCATAAATTACCACCTGGCAACCACTGAGGATCGCGAGAAAGAAATTTGGTCAGATCCAAGAAGGGACCTTCTGGTTTGTGCTTCCAGTGTGCATGGTAATAATTGGATAGCAAGGTGTGCATGCAGAACTGGGGTTTATTGGTCAAGAACTTACGGCAAGTGCTTCCCGGTGTGTTTTCAAGGGCCAGGAATAGAAAAGTTCCAGGCGAGCGAATACTACCCTGAGAGATACCAAACACATGTTTTATTAGCCATGGGCCCTGCACAGCCAGGCGATTGTGGAGGTCTCCTCTGCTGTCCACATGGAGTGATTGGGCTACTCACCGGAGGCGATGAGGGAAGGGTTGCCTTTGCAGACATAAGAGATTTGTTATGGGTAGAAGATGATGTGATGGAACAGGGTGTTGCTGACTATGTAAAACAACTTGGAAATGCATTTGGTGCTGGGTTTACAGATGAGATTAGCAGCTATGCACAACAAATTAAAAACATGTTTGTGGGGCAAGATTCCCTTGTAGAAAAAATGATAAAGAATCTAGTTAAAATTGTGTGTGCTTTAGTAATTTTAATTAGAAATTCAAGTGATATCACCACTGTGACTGCAACCTTAGCGCTTTTAGGGTGTAGCACTAGTCCGTGGAAGTGGCTAAAAACCAAAATAAGCCAGCTGTGTGGTGTAACAATAGCAGAACGCCAATCAGATTCATGGTTAAAGAAATTTATAGAATTTACTAATGCGTTCAAGGGCCTGGAATGGTTGGCAGCCAAAATTGAAAAATTTATTGAGTGGGTAAAAATGAAAATACTTCCGGCCGTGAGGGAGCGTGCTGATTTTGTGAATAGACTGAAGCAATTGCCACTGCTGGAGGCACAGATGGCCACACTTGAACACGCCGCTCCAAATCAGGAGAAACAAGAACGACTTTTTACAAATGTACAATATTTTGCAACATATTGCAGAAAATATGCTCCACTGTATGCCAGTGAAGCTAGGCGTGTCTTCCAGATGGAAAAGAAGATGAATAACTACATACAGTTCAAGAGCAAATCAAGGATTGAACCCGTATGTTTATTAATCCATGGGAGTCCTGGTGCTGGAAAGTCTGTGGCAACTTCAATAATTGGCCGTGCAATAGCCGAGAGTATTTCAGGGTCAGTATATTCATTACCACCGGACCCGACTTTCTTTGATGGGTATAAACAGCAGGAAGTGGTCATAATGGATGACCTGCTACAGAACCCAGATGGTAAAGATGTTGGCATGCTGTGTCAAATGGTGTCCACAGTAGATTTCCACCCACCTATGGCAGCATTGGAGGAAAAAGGAATGTTGTACACAAGCCCTTTCTTGCTCGCATCTACAAATGCCAGTAGCATACATGCCCCCACAATATCAGATAGCAAGGCTCTGAACAGGCGGTTCCATTTTGATGTTAATATAGAGATCATGGATCAATATAAGAAGGAGGGCAGAATAAACATGCCAGAGGCAGCAAGGCCATGTGATGAGGAGTGCTACCCTTGTAATTTTAAGAGATGTTGTCCACTGGTATGTGGTAAGGCAATACAATTGGTTGACCGCCGCTTGGGCATTAGATACTCAATTGATATGATGGTTAGTGAGTTATTGAGGGAATTCACACATCGGCATAACACACAAAATCTTGTTGAGGCTTTGTTTCAGGGACCAATCTATCATGACTTGACAATAACAGTGGAGGAAACACCAGCCCCATCTGCAATCTCTGATCTTCTCTGTAGCGTTGACTCAGGGGAGGTCCGAGATTATTGCAGACGAAGGGGCTGGATAGTTCCAGACACTCCTACTGAGATCACGGTTTCCCGTGATTATGGCAAACTCAGCATCATTTTACAAGCGGTAACCACATTTGTTACAATAGCAGGGGTCATTTTCCTTGTTTACAAGTTGATGGCAAATTTCCAAGGGCCTTATACTGGCCTGTTCAAAGCAAAGCACAAAAGTACCACCTTGAGAACTGCGACTGTCCAAGGGCCCTCATTGGATTTTTCCATATCTTTACTTAGACATAATATAAGAACTGCAACAACTGTGAATGGAGAATTCACAATGCTTGGCATTTATGATCGTGTTGCAGTATTACCATCCCATGCTGGGGTTACAGACACAATATTGGTGGATGGAAAAACAGTTCCAGTAGTCAATGCAGTAAACTTGGTTGACCCAGAAGGAGTCAATCTTGAAATTACCGTATTGACACTGGGATGGAATGAAAAGTTTAGAGACATACGCAAATTCATTCCTGAGACTGTTGAGGAAGGCACTGAAGGCACTTTAATAGTGCAAACATCTAATTATCCCCATCTGATATGCCCAATCGGTACTGTTAAAGAATATGGTTATTTAAATCTTAGTGGAACACCTACTCACAGAGTATTGATGTATAATTTCCATACAAGGATAGGGCAGTGTGGCGGAGTGATTGCTACCACTGGTAGGGTTCTTGGCATACATGTAGGGGGTAATGGAGCACAGGGTTTTGCAGCTAGCTTATTTAGAAAATACTTTGCCATCACACAAGGAAGTATTGAGTTCAAGAGAAGGTTGAGCTGGCAGGGCTTAAGAGTGTTATACCCAGAGAAAACTAGCCTAGAACCCTCAGTGTTTCACGATATTTTCCCTGGTGTAAAACAACCCGCTGTTCTGAGTAAGAAAGATCCCCGCTGTCAAGTGAATTTCGAAGATGCCATTTTTTCAAAATATAAGGGGAATGTTAATAAAGAGATTGATCAGTATATGGCAGAAGCAATTGATGATTATGCCAGTAATTTATTATCATTAGGAATAAATACTGAACCAAATTCAATGGAGCAGGCTGTATATGGAATGGATGGTCTTGAAGCTTTAGATCTGAGCACTAGTGCTGGATATCCATACGTAACCCAAGGCATCAAGAAGCGGGACCTCTTTAAGCCAAATAGAGACCTTAGCAAGTTTAAAGAGTGTATGGATAAGTATGGATTGAATCTCCCAATGGTCACTTTCTTGAAGGATGAGTTAAGGCCGCTGTCAAAAGTAGAAGCCGGAAAAACACGATTAATTGAAGCATCTAGCGTAAATGATTCAGTTGCAATGCGTCAGGCATTTGGTAATTTATATGCAGCATTCCATTCAAACCCAGGGGTGATTACCGGTTCTGCCGTTGGATGTGATCCAGACCAGTTTTGGAGTAAAATACCAGTGTTGTTAGAAGGAGAATTGTTTGCATTTGATTATTCCAATTATGATGCCAGCTTGAGTCCATGTTGGTTCGCAGCCCTAAAAGTATTGTTGGAAAAGATTGGATTTGGAGATAGAACCTATTTCATTAATTACTTATGTTTCTCCCATCATATCTTTAAGGATTCTCATTATTATGTGTCTGGAGGTATGCCATCGGGATGCTCAGGGACCAGTATATTCAACACAATGATAAATAATCTTATAATTCGGACATTATTAGTCAAGGTGTATAAACGAATCTCTTTGTCTGATTTGAGGATGATAGCATATGGTGATGATGTAATAGCCTCACTCCCTTATAAGATTGATGCTGGAAAATTGGCGATTGCTGGACGAGACTATGGTCTAACAATGACTCCGGCTGACAAAGGAGAGACATTCACTGATGTGACTTGGGAGAATGTCACCTTCTTAAAGAGATACTTTAGGTCAGATGAGAGATTTCCTTTCCTAATTCATCCAGTTATGCCTATGAGTGAAATTTTCGAGTCCATTAGATGGACACGAAATGCAAAACACACCCAAGAACATGTCACCTCCCTGTGCTATTTGGCTTGGCACAATGGCGAGGAAAAATATAATGATTTTCTTAAGAGAATCAGATCAGTACCAGTCGGCAAGTGCTTGAATTTGCCAGCTTTCAAGGCACTTGAGCGGGAGTGGTATGATAAATTTTAGACAATGTGATTTTCACCATTTGAATTCGGTCGCATTGGCTTTCATATGCGTTTGGTGAGACGCATAAAAAAAAAAAAAAAAAAAAAAAAAAAAAAAAAAAAAAAAAAAAAAAAAAAAAAAAAAAAAA